TGCTTAATCATTGGCTTTTGAGCCAGACTGGTGTCAGGTACTGCGGTCCAATGGAAGACTGGGCCACCATTACTTACTACGAGCTAAAAGGACCACAACCCTATTTAGCAATTGTGCGCTACACGGCGTATGGAACGGACCTGCTTCCTCTCAGCCTCTGTGAAGATTTGTACCACGACACGCCCGAAGATTTCTGCCGCTTGGAACGCGATATAGAGATTGCGCTTAATTCTGGTATTGATGCCAGCGTCCTGAGCACCTACGCGCATGAGTTCTTCCCCAGCATTACGGCACATCTGGCATAGTGTGCTACTATAAGCAAGTAGTTCGGAGCCCCACCATGGCCCACGCTCAACTAATCAGCTACAGCTACACCAGAGGATCTGATGCCCTGTTTGTTCAGGCCATTGTTGATGATGCTGTTCAGGTCTTACCTGCAACACACCTAGATCCACCTGAGTTTGACTCCGCTCACTGTCAAGCGGTCATTCTTTGGGACGAACCACTAGACCATACAAACGCACCAACACGGGAACAGGTGCTGCGTATGTTGCCCTGGATTACTGAGTGGTGCGTAATTCCTCCGATTGAATTTGATGACTGATTCTGTCAACTTTCCAGCGCATTACCAAAGCAGTAACGGTGTGGAGTGTATTGAAGCAATCAAGGCCGCAATGACAACCGATGAATTTTTTGGTTATCTGCGCGGCAATTGCATCAAGTACATCTGGAGATACCGCCAAAAAAATAGCTCTGATCCTAGTGAAGACCTTCGCAAAGCTAGGTGGTACTTATGCCGCTTGATTTTGGAATTTGAAACCAGTCCTTATGACGATCCTCTTGCATGAATTGCCCAGACTGCAACCGATCACCGCAAAAAGGTGATCGGTGGGTCACTCAAACTAAACCTCGTTTTGAAAGCAGCATTGTGCGGGGCCGTAAATGTCCAGCCTGTGGTTACAAATGGTTTACAGCTGAAGTCCCAATTATCTGCGACCTTGACTCCACTGATAGGGTTGCAGAACTAGAGGTAATAATCAAAAACCTTTTAAAAACCTCTTACGAAACCTTTCTTCTTTAATTATGTCTACACACCCATTTGACACCAGCACCTTTGCAAGCGTAAAACTCAAGAACGTTCCAAACTACTTACAGAACGAGGCCACAGACTACAACCTTCGGGTTGCGGCTTGGTTCGATAACTATGCTGTGAACGCTGCTCAGTTTGATGCTGCTATGGCCGATCAAGACAAGCTCTGGAAAATGCGCACCGCAGAAGGCTGGGAAGCTGATGAAGGCGGCTGGTACACACCCACTGGCATCAGCGAACACGACTGGGAACACGACTACGGAAATCCTTTTCCTGAAGAACCTGTTTGGGAAAATTACAAGGCTCTTAAACGTTGCACAGCTGGCTGGCGTATTGATGACACCGGCTGGTACAGTCCCGAAGGCCAACACGAGTCCGAATGGACAGGCCCACTTCCTGAATACACACTTCTTTGAAGACCACCCATGTCTGACTACAACTTGTTTTTCGGTGTCGAGCATCTGCACAAGATCTCGACATCAATTTCTATCGCCTTCGATACTGAAACGCTCCAGCTACAGCCTGAAATTGGCAAACTCCGCTTGATCCAGTTGGGCTGCGAAGTCAGTAAAACCATTGTCATCATTGACTGCTTTGAACTAGATACGGATGGCTGGCAAAAGCTCCGCCTGTTCTTTACCAATGGAGACCGTTACTGGTTAGCTCACAACGCGGTGTTTGACCTTGGCTGGCTTCAAGAACACGGCATCTATGTGCGTGGCCGAGTTGGCTGCACCATGCTTGCCAGTAAGCTCCACCACAATGGAACGCCCAACCTCAGACACGGACTAGCCCATGTGGCCAAACGTGTCCTGAAAATTGAACTCGACAAAGAACAGCAGCGGTCTGATTGGAGCGTTCCAGTCTTAAGTCGAGACCAGTTGGTTTATGCCGCTAAAGATGTTGAGGTGCTGTTGCAACTTGATTACCCACTAACAGCGGCTTTGCAGAATGCACGGCTTGCTGATGCTTACGCATTAGAGTGCAGAGCACTTCCCGCTATGGCCCAGATGTGGCGTACCGGGCTTCCTTGGAACCGTAACAGTCTTGAGCAGCTTTGTAATGATTACCAACACGACATTAATGCGCTCGGTAGAGACTTTTTACGGGAACTTGATAATGCGCTTCCGGCGGAACATAAGCTTCCAAGAGAAGCAGCAAATACTCAAAGACTTTCAAAACTTCGAGACCTTGTCACGCAAATGGGGCACGAAGACTCAGACTACGAAAAGTGGTATGCGGAAATTGAACAGATTGAGACGGCGCCGCAAACGTTTAACCTCAGGCCAAAAGCTACGGGTGATGCTCGTCGTGGGACCAAACTAGAGGCAGGCTTCAACTTAAGTAGTCCCAAGCAATTGTTAGAAAAGTTCACAGCACTTCTAGGGACAGTGCCAAAGGACAATAAAACGGGCAAGCCTAGTGCTAGTAGGGCAGCCCTTCAGGATTACGCTGCGGACCACCATGTCATACAGACTTATTTGGCATGGAAGAAAAGTGAAAAGCGTCGTCAAATGGCTGAAGGGATCCTTGAAAAAATGGACCCGGATGGCTTTGTACGTGCCAGCTACCTCCAGCTTGGGGCGGAATCAGGCCGTATGTCCTGCATTAAACCGAATAATCAGCAAATTCCCCGTGACACAGAGTTTCGGCAATGTGTTGAGGCTCCTGATGGTTGGATGCTTGTGGATGCGGATTTTGGTCAGATGGAACTTCGACTCGCTGCAGCAGTGGCGCAAGATGAAAAGATGACCAAGGCGTTCCAGGCGGGTGAAGACCTTCACACGGTCACCGCTGAGGCAATTGGTTGTTCTCGCCAGATCGCCAAAAGCGCCAATTTTGGCTTGCTGTATGGATCGGGTGCTAAAGGCTTGCGGAATTACGCTGCTAGCTCTGGTGTCACCATGACTGTGGAGGCAGCTGCAACAATTCGTAACCAATGGTTAGATACTTATGCAGGTGTGAAGCAGTGGCAAAAACAGAATGCCGCAGACGCATCAAAGACAGCAAGTAATCGGTGGGCCGAAATTCGTATTCCAGGCTCTGATATGCGGCGCTTTCTGCCAGGTGACATGAACCGCCTTACGGTAAGGTGCAACACTCCAATCCAAGGCGCTGGTGCAGCCATCCTTAAATGCGCTCTAGGAAACCTCTGGCCAAAGCTTCTAGAAGCTGGTGAACAGGAAGTAAAAATCGCGGGCTGTATTCACGATGAAATTCTCTTATTAGTTCGTGAAGATAAGGCGCAGCAGTGGGCGGACCAGCTAAAACAAGTAATGGAAAGCGCCGAAGCTAAGTGGTTGGGAGACATTCCGCCTCTAGCTGAACCTTCTATAGGGAAGCGTTGGTCCGAGATCCATTAATAAGTAGCGCGTAATGGTCAGCATCTATCGCACGGTCAACGGATGGTCCTTCCGTACCCCTCAGGAAATAGGTTATTACTGTAGTCTTGCGGAAGTGATGGATGCTGCCTATGCCACCGGAAACAGGGCGGCAGATAATTATGAAGTTCTTGCGGTACGAGATAGCGCATGCCACCACTGCAGACTTGCTCCGCGCAGCTAATTTTCTTGAAGGCGCTAGGGAAGTAAGGCGGGGTTGCCGTAAACAACGCACAAAAGCTCGTAAGGATCAGCAAACTGGCTGGCGCAAACATGTTGATGGCTCCATTCTTTGGTAGCACAATGCTAGACTAAAATCTACTGGGCTACTACTTGATGGCGATTCGGCACGGAAATAAAACGTATATGCAGATCCTTCTTGATCCGCATAGGGCGAAATTGCTGTTTGACCTAGCTGAAAAGACTAGCACACGTCCCACCGCCTGGATTCGTAACGCGGTTTACAAAGCATTGGAACGGGAATACCCTGCTGCAATTTATAACGAGGCAGTTGCTAAGGATGAAGCTGCTTGGCGGGCTTCTGTTCGTAAACGTGTGGAAGGCCGTATTAAGTCACGTAAAGCTCCTGAAGATTCCGAGTAAAAGGCTTTGTATTGTGCTACTGTTTGCTAGTCCAATACTTACCAGTTAATGACTCGCTACGCACTTAAAACAACGCACAAAGGCCACGCTTTTTACCTTGCGGCCTACTACGAAAAACTCCCTGCAAACAATGGTGTTTATTTGACGCTCATAAAAGAAGACGCCTGCTCCTATGTGACTATTGAGAAAGCCTGTCAAGTGGCACGTAGCCTCGAAGACAGCATGGGCTGCACACCAAGCATTGTGGAAGTTTCTTACTGATGGATGGTTTTAGTGAATATCTAAAGGACATTGTCCGGTATCCGCTCTTGAACAAAGAGCAAGAAATACTGCTAGCGCGGCAGATTCAGGTTTGGGTTACATCTGAAAACCCTACCGAAAGGGAAGTAAAAACGGGTAAGCGGGCCTACCAAAAACTCATTAACTGCAACCTAAGGCTTGTGGTTTCTATTGCAAAACGTTACACAATGCGTTCTAGGCGCACAGAAATGTTTGACATTGTGCAAGAAGGAAACATCGGGCTTGCTCACGGCATTAAAAAGTTTGATCCTGAGCGTGGCTACGCCTTGTCTACTTACGTTTATTGGTGGATCAGGCAGGCAATCAGCCGCTATTTGAGTTACCACGACCGGATGATTCGCATACCGTCCCATGCCGGGGAAATACTAATGAAACTGCGCCAATGGGCACCCCAGTTTGAGTTGTCGCACGGTAGGCCGCCCACCCTAGAGGAAAGCGCAGAATACTGTGCTACATCCCCTAAGCGGTTGCGGGAATACCTGGAGCGCAGTGAGGATTGCCTTAGCTTGGATAAACCTAGAACTGGGTTGGATTCTCAAGAACATTCGTTGCTTGAGGTTATTACTGATGGGGAACATCCTATGGAAAAGCTTGACAACATTTTCTGCAGTGATACGGTGGATAGGTTATTGATGTCGTTAAGCCCTGTAGATCGCACCATCGTTGAACGTGTTTTTGCTTTTGATGGCGGCGAAGCACAGACTTACATAAAAATCTCAAAGGACTTGGGTATGTCCAGAGAACGTGTAAGGCAAAGATACCATAAAGCCTTAAGAAAACTTCATGTGCTTGCAAAAATAGGTAGCTGTGGGCCGCTGTAATGGAATGTTCTAATTGTGGTGCTTTAGGTAGGGGCGTCGTAAAAACCATAGGCACTCGTAGGTCACACGAAGTAGCAACAACACGGGTTTGGAGATGTACGGTGTGCTCCACACTTTCATATTCAGTAGAAATTTCTGTGGATAAACCCCACGTCTACTGCGACAAGCACTACCACATTAAAAAAGATGTGGTGCAACGTCTGATCTCTGCACTTTATTCATGAGCAATGTTGAATTGGTCTGGGCAACTCCAGACGCTGAAAAACTGATCGTGCGCATGGCACGTGTTAGTAATCCCAGTAATGAAGACAATTGGGAAACCGGACCAGGACTGCTTAAATATCTCGTTAAGCACAAGCACTGGTCGCCATTTGAGATGGCCAACATGTGCGTTCAAATAGATACTGAAAGGGATATTGCTGCGCAGATTTTGCGGCATCGGTCCTTTTCGTTCCAGGAATTTTCTACTCGATACAGCAAGACACAACCGGCTGAGATACCCTATTTTCGGCGACAAGATACTAAAAATCGACAGAACAGCATCAGTGATCTGCACCCACAGCATCAAGAAGACTTCCAAGCGGATGCTGGTCGCATCATTGCTGATGCCTTTTTGTTTTATGACTCCCTACTGGAACGGGGCGTTGCCAAGGAGACGGCTAGACGCATCCTGCCACTCTGTACTCCCACCACTCTTTACATGCAAGGGACACTAAGATCTTGGGTGCATTACATCCAGTTGCGGGCTGATAACGATACACAGCTTGAACACCGGCAGATCGCGTTTAAATGTGCAGCCGTGTTTAAGCAGTGTTTTCCAACGGTGTGCCAGGCCGTTTTTCCTACACTGAACCTATGAAAGTTATCTTTTTGAACTGGTTCGAGCGTATGGCTCTTCACATACTCGTGCGTAGTCCTCGCGTTGGTATGCTCGCCGTTAAAGAAATGGATGGTCCGTTGCTTTTTATCGCTAATGACCCGTTTGATGGAATGCCCATTGGCGATAGTAATCCAATGGCAAACCAGTTAGAACGCATATACCGCAACTCGTCTAACGGACCAGGGTATGGTCAAGATTCTGAGGTTACCTGAACAATGGTTCGTGATATGCACGCCTGGCGGTGGCTTGTGCGTAGAGACTACTAACGAGCAAAAAGCACGTACCATCGCAGACGTGCTTCACTGTTCCATCCATTCGGAAATGCGGGCTTCGCGGGCTTCGTTCCAGTAGTCCCGTTCTTTGTACCACTCCTGCCAGTCGTGGCCTGATTTGTGGCTATTGCAGGAGAAACAGCAGCCTACTAGATTTCGCTGCTCTGTTATGCCCCCTTTCCACTTTGGGACTACATGGTCTAGCGTTGCGTTCTTGCCTAGCGGCTCGGCGCAGTAGGCGCAGCAGTAGCTCCACTGCTGCAAGATATGGTCACGAAAGCGCACCTTGGCTTTTTTACGGGATACCAGCTCAGTCCCGTCGATCTGGTGGTCCACTACCACCGCCCAGTAAACTGCAACAACCTATTTGACTTGCAGCTGTCTACATGGTAACGCTGGGAAAATTACGGCGTTGACCAAATGCGGCCTTCTTCGATACGACGACGGCGTAGTCCTTCCTCAAAATGCGAACCAGGGTTTCGGTAAAGTAATAAAGCATCAGGGACTTGGTCCCATTCGTGGTTCTTTAATGTGCGACTGATTGTTCTAAACCCTGGTAGGTCGTAAAAATACGCTCCAAGGTTAAACGCAAAACTGATCAAAGCTGATTTTTGGTTGGAACTCATGCTTTTCCAAAACGGTATGTCGGCTTCAAGAATGTCTGCGGTGCGTTGTACCTCTAAGTTCAGCATTTCTTCCGCCCTTTGCTGGCTGATTTTTTCGCCGAGCCTTACGTTTCGGCCTTCGGGATACCGGGTGTTTCCGTAGCCAATCGTTGGTATGCCAGCAGGACACAAATATGAAGTTAAGTGACAACCTTCAAATTCTTTTATCAGCTCTACCGCCGCACCATAGCTTTTGTCGTTTACAGCTGAACTCCATGTTCCGTACCAGGGCTGGTCACGGTTAAGAATGTCTGGTTGTACTCTTAAAATTGCGTTTTCAAGCTCTACTAGCGCAGCACTCTGATGGGGTAGTTTCCGGTAGTAACGGAATAAGTCATTCAGGTGAACCGGGGTTTTTGGGCTCATGCCATGGTGCGCGAAGGTGCAGGTCGTTGATGCGTTGCGGAGGTGGCATAGCTTCCGGTTGGGTTGCGTGCCAGTCCTCTTCAGCGTGGTCTAGTTTTTTGGGCAGCGTTGCGTAAAATTTGCGGCGCTGGATGGCCCTGCCTACTTTGCTCCACATGGAACGGGTGCTAAATAGAACGATCCAACGCCCGTCAGGCGGTATCAGCCCTTTTTTCCGGGCTTAACGCTGCGGAGTGCAGTGAACAAAAATTGGATGACGCTGTTGTCCTTTAGCTTGCTCATGCCGATCAGCTCAGATGCAGCAGCGATAACAATCCAGAGAGCGGGGTGGCTAAGGATTTCCTCGAAGTTCATGGTGTTCAAGACTTTGTCTAATACTAGCCTTGTGGGCTTTTGTACTCCAGAACAGTGATGCGGTTTCCGTGGTCGTTAAGACGTTCGTAGATTTCGCGGCGATCAGCAGTGGCCTGTACCTTTTCCGCCTTCATGTCCTGATGTAAATCTTCAAGTTTCGTTGCAATAGATTCGACGCCTGCTGTGAGGCGAATAACCGCTTCACGGCTTTCACTGGTTCGTCTAGTGAACCCAGAAAAGCTCATTCCAGCGATGCCAAGAGACGCGCCTAGGAGTGCAGCGTAAATTTCAATCACGGATCCTAGCCTTGTTACTTCAAGTCTAAAGGATCTGGCCTACCAGATAAAATCACCACTGCACGTTTGTAAAATTGGCAGTCGGTCTTGTTAGCTTTTTCTAAAGCCTCTTTGACACGTCTCCAGTTTTCAAACGTGTGGCGATCCATTGCGTTATGGGTCAGGACGGTTCATCGTCACGAGGGTTGATTGCAAAAAGACAGAAACCGATCAGGTATAGAAACCCGAGACCGGCTAAGGCTGTGATGGCCATGTGATGTTATGCGGGAAGTCGTCGCCAGACGTTATGTCACGCAAAGCTTGACGATAGGTTTTCCAAGCAGTTTTCTCACTGGTCGTTAAAGGGCTGTCTGCCAGGACGGTCCAGTCACATTCAGCAAGCTTTCGGTCGCGGGTAGAGCGGACTCCGGTTGCAGCATTAGCGTCAACGCTGGCCTTGTACGCATTGCGTTGAGCGGTGACCGTGATGATGTCGTCGTTCTCGTCTGCATACTGCTTGAAAGCAGGTCCGACGATGTACTTCGTAAACCATTGGCCGCTGTCTGTGTACACGCCATCACGAACACTGGTTTCGTATGGAGCAACAGTTTTAGCTTGTGGGCCTTCAAGCACTGGGTCGTAGCCATAACCGTCAAGGACCTCAGCCGTTAAAACCTTGGGCAAGCTGACATTAGGGTTGGCAGATCTGAATTGAGAGTCAGTGATGACCTCAGCGGTGGAGCGGTTGCGGATTTCCATGATCAAGCAATGGCGAGAAAGATGTAGGTGCCGCCACTAGCATTTAAGCCGGTTGGCGCGTTAGTTGTAACGGTAAATCCAGAACTCAACGGGTCGATGTAATTAGTGCCTGTGACTTCTGCATCTGTAGTGTTGAGAAGGATGTACGGATCATCGCCGCTAACAATGCCTCGCACTGAGTTGTAAACAAACCAATCACCAGAGGCGTCCGTGCGTTTAATTAAAATAAATCGAGCACCTGAACTGAAGCCGCAATCAACATTAATTGCGTTACCTGTCCCGGTGTAACTACCTACTTTGCTGATGCCGGATAAGGTTGCGAATAGGTAACTAACATAGGTCTCATTTGAAGCATTAGCTCCACCGAATACAGTAAAAGTACTACTAGCAACGCCCCATGTCACTCCGGTTGCAGCGGCGGCATCGCTAGACAATAGTGAATATTTACTGGTCCCTGTAGTTGAAGAGTACACGTACCACTGGCCACCAGCGTTACGAACTTTTACTATCATTAGTTCCGGTACGACTTCAAGATTATGATTTTTTGTCGTTGAACCTCCCCCGGAATATGCAACTACATCGAAGAATCCTGGGGCGCGCTTAAACATATACGCAAACGGTGTTGCTGAGACTCCACTTTCGGCGCTGTAGCCGTCCATATAATCAAACTGATTGTCGCTATCGTTGTCTTCAGCGTCTGTAGCGCCCGTAACTAAATATTTGGGCGCAATCATGCGTGAGGTTAAGTATGTTGGAGCAGTACCGTTTAAGCGAAAGCGCCTAAAAGCCATATCGACGACAAACCCGCTTCGATACCCGCCAAGATTCCCAGACCTGCCCGTTCTTGTAGCAGCGGCAAACACTTCCGTGCCAGCAGTCGGCGGCTTATTTGGAAAGCGGATTGCCATGTAAATCATCGTACTATTATTGCCAAAATTGCCAGCATCGTACCTAAAACCTGTAGACGTAAAGTCTATGTAATTAGTGCCACTATCCTCGGCATTATTGTTATTTGCAAAAAGTGTTGCGGTGCCACCACTAGTTGGCGTGCCGCGCATGTTATCAAACATGAACCAAGACCCTCCAAACGAAAGGGATGTTGATCTTTTAAACAGAAGGAACTGTGGCTCAAACCCAACATTTACTTCTTGAAAGCCAGTTGTGTGGGTATTAGCGCCACATTTGATAATGCTTTCATCGCTATCCGTGCCAAACGATTGATCGTCGTGAGCGAAGACGTAGGCGACGTAATTATCAGTGCTGCCATTTACATCACCAGACACTCCTAACGTAAAGTGAGTGCTAGTAGGAGCTGTGTTGTTCCAAGGCCCGATACTGGCAACTTCTCCATTTCTAAGATCTAAAACCAAAACTTTTGTTGGGCCTAGGCTTCTATGATAAACAAGCCAATTATTTTCATTTGAAGCATCAATACGCTTGACTATTATCATGCCAGGGACGCTACCTAGGTTATGTGCAACTGTCCTGCCAGCAGTACCATTTCCTGCATAAGTAACTACATCAAAGAAACCAGGCGCTTTGCGGAATGTCCAAGAAGCAAAGTCTTCACCGGACCAATTTGTATCAGTATCTGATCCAAGCGTAAACCCATTATTGTTGAAAGCTGTAAGTCGATTTGAAGCAGTTAATGGACCTCCAGGGTCGTTAGAACGCAAAAGATAGCCTGCGTTTTCTGTGTCAAACAAGCGATGATCACTACTCCTAGTCCGAGTCTTAGTCCAGACCAGCCCACCCTCAGTTAAATCAACACCATTTACAATGTCCCTGCTTGCGGTGCTGTTTCCAGTGTACAAAAACGTATTAAATACATCATTAACGTAAAGTCCTGCACCACCAGCACCTGCTGCACCTGCCGCAGCTTGAATCAGTTGCTTACCTAACATCAGGCTGCGCTCCCTACATATGCTCCGTAAAGCGTAGTCGAAACCTTCCACAAGACCAACACATCGTTTGCTGTCAGCGTTGGCGCAACGTTCCCGCCACCTGTAACCCAAGTGATTGTCGGCCACGTCACCGTATAACTTGCACCGGCTAGCAAGTGCAAGACAACCGCCTGACCTGTCTCGAACGATTCCGTAAATGTAGTGTTAGCTCCAACCGTTTTGGTTTGAATCGATCCGTTCGCTGGATTGATTGCCGTACCAGACAACGCTGAAACTGTTTCCTTGATCTCTGCCAACGTCGTCTGACCTGTAACCCCAAGCGTTCCAGGAATGGCAAGGTCATTTGTCCACTCAACACCTGAACCAGCAGCATCAGTGTGCAGAATCTGGTATGCAGCGCCGTCAGCAAGCTTGCTAACTGCAATCTCAGCAGTGGCACTGATGTCAGCATTAACGACAACGCCTGACCCGATGGCTGTAACACCAGCATTAGTGATTGTCACATCACCAGACATTGCAACGCTTGTTGCCACGTTGCTGCCGTTTCCAACAACAATGTTTCCACCCGTTAAGGCAGCAAGTTTTGCATACGCAATGCTTCCGCCAAGCATCGTATTTGTAACCGTTCCAGTGTCACCAGTTGTGACAACGTTGCCTGAGACATTCGGGAAAACAATCGCTCGATCAGCCGTTGGGTCGGTTACGGATAACGTCGTCTCAAAGTCGTTCGGTGAAGCGCCTTCGAGGATCAGCGTTCCGCCAGTGCTAATCGTGACGTTGCCTGTAAACGTTGGGCTAGCTGCTCCAAGCTTTTCAGTGTCAAGCTCTTCAAGTGCAGCCTGAACATTGGTGGCGCTTAGGTCACCAGCAGGCGTAAACGCAACGTTGGTGGCTTGTTGTGCAACAACCGTGCTTGAAACATCAATCTCAGTCCATGCACCGCCGTTTGACAAAATAAAGTCAGGCGGAGCAAGTGCAACGTTTGGTGCGTTGCCTGATGTAATCGTTCCAGACTCTGAAACAACCAAGTAATAGTTTTTATTGGCATCAGCCGCTGGTGGTAACGCTTGACCAACAACAAGGCCAACAGCTGTTCCTTCAGACGTGACAGAATCCACTAAGCCGGTGCCGCCACCAGCTGATGCGTCAAACGTTCCAGAAAGAATAATTTCACCAACGCTGATGCCAATTGGCTGCCAAACGTTGCCGTCCCAAAGGAACAGGTCACGACTTAGTGAGTTGAAGTGATATTGGCCAATGAACTCACCACCAGCAGGGGTGGTGCTTGCGATTGTTGCCGTTGCCTTGTCAGCAATCTTTGCACCTGTGATTGCATCGTCAGCAATCCTTGCAGTGGCAAAAGTTCCGGTTGTAATCTTCGCCGTGTCAAGGCTAGGAATGTCTGCTGCATCTAAAGCAGCACTAGAAGACACATGCCCCTGAGCGTCAAATGTGACCTTGGTTGCAGTTGCCCCTGTTAATGCGTTGGTGTGGTTCAGCGCACCAGCAGCACCCATTGTCAAACCACTGCCTGGTTTAACTGCACCTACCGCGCCAGAAGTGGCAGTGGGTAAGTCAGCAGCTGTAATGTCCCGGCCAGCTGTAATTAAACCCTTTGAATCAAATTGAACGGCCTGATATGTACTGCTATTTGCTGTGACATCGTTATTGACCTCAAGCGTATCCCCGTCCATGCGGAGACCTTCGCCATTGACGATTACACCGCCTTTTGTGCTTGTGGTTGGCGTTGGGATGTCGGTGCCAACAAGAGCCCTGTAACCAACCGTTCCAGATGCCCCTGTAGGGCCGCCTAAGAATTGAGCACCAGCAGTCGTGTTATCAAGAGACGTTGTAATCGTTACTGTGTCGCCGCTCGTAGAAGCGGTGATGTTGACGATGCCAGTTGTGCTGCCGTTAACAACGTTGACAGAACCAGCACCCTTAACCGATTGCCACGCTGAACCGTCCCAGATATAAATCTTGTTGTCGTCTGTGTCTAATGCGATTTGACCCGTGAACGCACCAGCACCGGGCAACGTCGTGACTAGATCAACAGTTGATTCGTTCCCTAGCTTTGCTGCTGTAATCGCATCATCAGCAACCTTGGCCGTGGTTATCGCAGCATCAGCAATGTCAGCTGTGGCAATATCGCCAGCAGAAAACAAAATCTTTGCGCCAGGGATCGTGGCGTCAGCAATCAACGTGGTGGCATTTCCCACCAGATCGGTAACAGTGATTCTTTTGGTTTCACTGGCGCTGCTGTCAACAATTGCCAGCTCATCAGCGGTAGCAAGATTGGCACCTGCCAAGGCTGCTAGCTGAGAAATCTTTAGGTCAGCCATTGGCGGTTAATTTCCCTCGGGTTACTGGTCAGTCTCTAACAGCAGTTTAGCTGCCGCATCTTGATCTAAGAGTATGTCATTTGCATCCTCCTGTAAGACCTTATTGACTGGCTCAACTTCCATCCTGATCTCAATAGGACCAGTCGTAATGAAATCAGCCGTTATCTCAACCACAGACGATGTCGTGAACTGCACAGCACAGGCCGTTAAGACACCAGTAAATTCGTACCAGATCTTATCGTCAGAACGATCGGGCACGCCGCTTGGGTTATAGGTGTCCGTCTTTAGGTAAAAACGGCCCTTGAACTGACTGCCCACCTTGGTGCGTAACGAAAGCTCAAGTAAGTAATGCGGCAACTCGTTCGCAGTGTCGCCTGTGTATTCCCAAAAGCCAGACATTCGGCCAGAACCAGACATCAAGCTATTGACCCGGCTTCTGAACTCATCAGAAAGCGTTGTCGTGTCTACGGTTTCCCTTTCGGTATTCAGCTCAAAGCCATTGCACTGAGCCAACAGACGGAAAGCTGCGTTCTGGACATTGACCTTGATTGGGATGTCATTACCAGGCGCGGCAAGAGCAACTGCATTTGCCGATCCGCCATTAACAGCATGGGCAAAAGAGTCGTACAGACGAATGCCGCCTAAATCGTCAACATAAATAAACTTCTTGACACCGCTTGCTGAGTACCCAGAAATAAAATCAAGGGCGCTATCGTCAGTGCTAAGAATTTCAATTTGATCACCAGTTAGTAGCTGGCCGTGTTCAAAATCAAAGCTAAACCTTTTAGCCGAAGCGTTTACATCACTGGTGTTAATAATAGAGCTCAGCTCGCTTCCGCCAAACTGACGTTCTAGCTCTACCTGTCCAAAAGTACCAAGGTAAACAGTCATGAGATCGTTGCAGTGGCTAGTGCGCCCGTACCAACAAACGAAATACTGACGCTTACAATTTCACCAGTGCTGGCACCGATTGTTGCGCTTGTTATGTACGCAGTTAATTTAATATCGTTGTTGTCCGCTCCATCAACCCAACGAAATGTTAATTCAACCGTATCGCTAGAACTAATCCCATCAGTGCCTGTTTTTATTAACTTGTTCAGCAAGTTTGCAGTGTTAATTGCGTTGCTATCGTCTTTGTAATACAACAGGTTTGCGCTACCTGAATAGCCAAGAATGCCAGGGCTATAAGTGCGGATATTCTCGTTTAAAGTTGTTGTTTCTAGCGTCTCTAAATCAGATTGAAGCGAAAAATTTGAGACCTTGGCAAGGGTCACGCCTGCCAGCTGCATTACGCCATCTCTGCCGGTGTAAACCTTTGCCATCAGAAAACACCCACTAAGGCCACTGTAACAGTGCTAACCCCAGGTCGCACACTAGAAACCTGTGGAGCTGCTTCATATCGCCATTCGTTAGCTCCTGAAGCATCCAAAGCGTCACTGTTACCGTTCCAGCCCGCTAGGGCCTCTGACGGCAAATCAAAAACTGAAAACGTGCCCTTGGTCTCGTCAAAGTGATCAATAAACAGTTCCGTATTTGCATCGCTCAGGTTTGAGTAACTAAGACTCAACTTCATGTTGGTTCGTTGGCTGCCGTACAGGATCCGAACCTCAGCACCGGACTGAGACTTAAATGCCTTGATTGGGTAGTCACCCGTCTCAAATTGGCGGCTTGTTGGGGTAAGCGAAGGAAATGCCATTGTTAGCCCTCAGTGGTAAACGCGCTGTCAGTCAATACATCTTCAGCCATCAGGCTGTTGAAAGTGCTAGTTGTCGGAAACTCAGTTGCTACAACGTCAACCATTCCATCCTCTGCCAATGTCAGCTGTTCAACCATATACACATTAGACGAAACGGATGTCTCTGAAATCGTAAACAACGAGTCATAAAGCGCGGTCTCAACCGCTTTGCCACCCGCAACCGTCATCGTGGCAGGAGTTACCTCATCATCATCTGATCTAAAGAAAACGATTGAATACGTTCCATCAGTAATTGCGGTGGCTGACACGATTGTGCCGTCTGCGCTAATCGTTCCATTCCTAGCTGACTGGTACGGGCTGGCTTCCGTAACAACACGAATAAAATTGCCTGGAGCCAACGAGATGCCAAAAGGACTGGTGCGAAACTTGACGGTATGAGTTACCCGGCGACGAAGGCTTAAGAAAAATTTGGCTACCAAGAAAGCGTGGTCACGACTTGTGCAGAACTGCGTCAGGTCGAACGCTTCAATCGGATACTGCTCGCTGCCTGCTTCCGCAAAGCGAACGACAAGCGTCTTTTCTTCTGGCAATTGATTCCTTTGCTCTTGGCGGTAACGCACCACAGCTTGAAAGTTCTTGCGCTCTTCCGAACTCAAGTATTCAAGGCTGAACGAATCTTCGATAATGTTGCCAGAGGTGAATAGCTGCTGAATGACGATTGGCTGCTGAGTAATGTTGCCGTTTAAGTCTGTAGGCAATGCAGGAACCAAGCTGAATTTGCCGTCACTAATAACAAAATTGCAAAGGAAGAACGGTGCTGTGTCAGAAATAAACTGCCGAAGGTTTGTCGGTGAGTCAATCGCTCCATCAAAGAACAGCTTGTTTGCTTTCAGGAACTGCGAAGTGGCTGGAAAGTCTTCTGTCCTGATCAACTCAGCAGATACAACGCCTCCCGCACCAGCAGTTTTATCGGTTAGCAGGTAGTAGACAAGATCAGTGAACTTATTGCTTGGGCCAATATCAGATGTTGCGTCTGCTTGAAACTTCTTAACCGAAACGCCATCAGCGAGCCAGACGCGAAGCTGATCAACACTTGCAAAATTACGAGAAGACTTTAATGCCAAGCCGCATATTGTTAAATTGGCATAATCTGGTACGTTATCATTGACAACACTTTCGTTTACATATGTAATTTCGTGTTCTGGTGATGAATCGTTTGACTTGTTCAGAAGATCGCCGTAAAGGCTAATATCATTGACCTGACTGTTTTCCTCAAAAAGTCTTTCGCCAGTAAACCCAGGCGGAACATCAACAGTCACTAATGATAAAACTTTTAAAACGACTCCTGTTGTGGTTCCTGTTTGCTTGAACGGATTCCCCGATGACACAGTAAGGGGATAAGTGACAAGCGAGCCACTTACCCACGTCCCAAAGCTCAAGGTGGGTTCAACGGCATAGCTAACACTCCAAGCTTGCGTCTGCCCTGGAAATATTGATTGACCCAACGCTGGGCGAGAGACGACAGTGCCTGTCGCAATAATTGTTGCAAAAGCTCCTGAATCGGATGAAGCGTCAATAGTTACCTGCGCGACATGACCCAAAGGAAACGACTGTTGACTCCCAAACAACTCATAAGCAAAAGCAGCTGAACGCCCTTTAGGTGCAGTTCCCGCCGTCGTGGAAAGAACCGTTAAGCGAACGCCTCCTGTCGTTAGTCCATAACGTATCGCTCTTGGGTTACCTGCAACACTAATTGGAATATCAATAACTTGACCTGTATTGAATCCACCGCTGCTTGAAACAACCTCAATGCTAGTAAAGTTCCACGCTCTAAATCCAGGGAAAAACGGATGGGTGGCTGGGTAGTTGGCGTTGACAACTCCGTTAAATTGAATCGTGATGCTGCGATTGTTCGTAAAAGTTGTTGTGACCTGTTTAGAGCCGGTCAGCCCCATAGATCTGGCTTGCCCAAAAAGTGCGTAAAAAGTAGCGCCTGCTCTGCCTTGCGACACTCCGTCCGGCAGCCAGTCACTAAAACCAACGCTTGCGACTTGGATTGAATCATCTTCTGTATCTGGTAAATGAGTCTCTACCTCAAGTGCAGCAGGAACAGAATACGCAGTTGATCCATCCCTGACAACAGGCTTGGTTGCCATTTCTGGGTTGTATGTAATAGCGCCAACTGTTACATATTCCCCCGTAACGCTAACCTGAAAAGAGCCATATGCTGTTTCATACCTTCCGCCTACAAGCTGATTTGTTTTTGCGTTTAAACGTATAAATTGAGCATCATCAGGACTGTGACGCGCAACATCAGCTCCGCTTTTTGGGACAAATTTGTACTCATACTGTCTTTGCTCTGGATGCCCAAAGCGGATGTAATTATATTGATCTTGTGGGCTTTCTCCAGTAACGCAAAACTGCTCTCCTAATGGAGCCCATGCGTATTCAGTTCCATTCTCATCCGTTCCAGCAGGCCGCAAGAATACCGTCCAGACGGATGTTCGTTTTAGATAAAGCGACATCGTGCCGACTTCAAAACTAATTTTGTCAAACTCTGCTGCACGTAAATCGTTAGGTGACGGAACTGTTGCGAAGTTTGCAAGACCATTGGCACGGTTCCACACTTGAGATCTAATACCAATTTCAGTAACTCCGCAAGCTCGCGTATTTCTTACGACTCCAAAACTAGCCTTAAGTAACGGGTAAAAACCTGCGCCAGCGTTCATCCCTAAAGCGTTTCTAGCATTAGTCCGCCCATTGTCATCGTTATAAACTCCTCTGGCAATCATTCTTTCACTGACTAATCCGATTGAAGCGCCGAGCCCCGTGCCAAAAGTCTCAACGCAACGAAGCTGTATTTCCTGACGGCTGCCTTCTGTCCAGATAGGTAAAGCTCTTGCTTCCACAACCCAAACAGTGCGCCCTATGACTATCGTTTCGCCTACCTGAAGAGCATCGTCTGCGCTCCTGCGCGATGCAGTAATAGCTGAATTAATATCGTCAACACTAACTGCATCTGTGCCAAAGTTGTAAATATTTGCAGGAAGTTGGCCGGGAGCAATTGTAAAAGTCGCAAAGTCACCAACAGAGGCAATTCGTACCTCTTTTGGCGTAGTGCCACTGTCAGAGACTGGAACACCGTTTAGGTGAGTAATGCCCATCCGACGGCCATAATTGCGGCCAACGCCTTTTTGGCCTTGATTTTTGATAGCAATGACTCCGGTGTCTATTCCGTAATCACCAGCAATTTTGATCCTTTCAGCTATAAGTCGATTCTTGGGATCGTCAGTTTGATCCTCAAGTCTTGGAATTGAAATTACACGCCAGTTCACTCGATAGTTTGTAGCGTTTGGAATTGCCGAATGAACCCCAAACTGAGTGCTAGATGTTGGGCTATGCGCTCCAGAGAACCCAGTGTCCGTTAGTCCTTGACCTGTTGGACAAAGAAAAATATCGTCATTAGCTTCTATGTCTCCTGAAGCCAGCGTTCCTCTGGAGCCGTAAGCAAGGTTTGACGCTTTGATTCGTGAAAAGCTATTGCTATTCCTCTTCCAGTAAAAAGCAAACGCATGTGCATACGATGCGTCTAATGCACTATTACCAAGAAAGATTCCGTTTAGTTCTGGTCTTGCAATTCCTTCCCCTAACCCTTGTTCGCCAAGAACAAACAATAACTTGACCGATTGCTGTGATCCAAGCGAAAACGCACGAGACCACACCAAACTAGGTGAAGCAACAATCCCGCCAGTCGCTCCAGTGTATTGGCCAAAAATAATAGGGATTGGGCTTGCGTAGTCTGCTATATCGGCTTGTGTGTCAAAGCCGGTTGTGGGGCTAAAGCGATCCTGCCCAGAGCGATCACCAAGACGACGACGACTAACTCTGTTATCTGGACCTGAGCCTGGTGGAGCTTTTGGTTTTGGTGCTAGCAGTATCGAAGCGGCGGTAGAAAGTGCGCCAACGACAAGGCTGACAACAATTGGCACCCATGTTTCTGGCCCGTTCTTTATATCTGGAATGTGCGCATACGCCGCCGGTCTAACCTGACCTCTTTTTGCTGCTAAGTATGAAAAACGCCTGTAATCTTCTTCGTTCCAATCAAGAATATCTATTAACTGCCTTTCATACGGAAGCAGTGAAATCTCATAAAGCTGGATGCCGGTGCCCAAGTCACGATGTCCAGCTGGCTGTTGATGTAAAGAATCCCGGTTTGCCATGTGACTGCGAAAATCCAAGTGTCCCTTTTTAACAAAAGCACATCCCCATCATACTTCGGCTGTTCCACTCGGTAACCCCATCGCAAAAGATCACGGCAGACCTTTGTCTTGCTTGAGCTGTACCAATCAGGATTAAATGGTGGCGCGTCTATACCGCACCGCTCCAGAACCTTGAAGACAAGGTGGATGCAGTCGATCTCACCGTTGCTGCCGTCAGCCCCTAATCGGTAGCGAAGCCCAATTAAATCAACGCAATCGGACATTACTTGTGACTGGAATGTTACCGATTAAGTTTTGCGTCAAGCGGCGCAGTGGAACGTCAGACCCTACAGCGTCCAAGATCGTGTTTACCTCAAGGTTCAAAGTTGCATCGTCCCAGCTGCCGCCAGCGATTTGACCAATGTATTGGTGCATCAGCGTTCCAACCGTTCGGTCGTCTGGATCAAGGTTCATCACCAGAGCGGTTGCCAGCCACCTGTCAGTAACTGCCTCTAAAGCCCATGCCCTGCTGAGTTCGTTGTTGGGAAAGACAAGCGTTGCAGAAGTGTTATCGCCTGTCCTGTTGACACTCACGCCAGAAAAACCAAACGGTAAAAAGCTCCAATTAAAGCTGTCATAAGTTGCAGACTCACCAATATGAAAGTTCTGGAACCTGTAAACCACTGTTTGGGCTGGATTCGCAAGCTTTAAATAATTGCCAACTGCAAGTGTCGTCACATTCCAATCCTCCTACGGGTTGCGGGTGACTGTTGAAGTCTGGTCAATGTTAATTGCTGACCACGTTGTGCGCCCTCCAATGCTGCTCGCTTCATTCCGCTTTGGAACTGGTCTGCGGTCACATAATCCACTGAGTTGATGCGTTCCACGCTATAGCGGACATCGATTGGAGTGGCAACAGCAGTACCGCCTTCCGTTCCAGCTGAGCCGCCACCTTCTGCAGGGATAACAGAGCCACCACGTGAACCTCTGGAATAACGCCCCATGCTTTCACGCATCTTGGATTCTGGGATGACGTACTCAGGTTCGCCACCTTCTCCGATTAAAGCGTTGGTTGGGCCGGTGACATAACCGCCCTCGGCAAAGGCACCAAGGAAAGGCGTGCCGCCGCCAAAATCGCCGATGCTATTTCCAGTAATGCTTGGGGCGCTGGGGTTAAAGCCACCACCACCACCGCCCCCGCCAAAGGCGCTGGTAAGTATTCCTATCGCCTTCATCACCAACGCCTTAGCAATCATCTGAGTCGCCATATCGATGAAGGCTTTTCCGATGTTGGCAAACATGTCGCTAAAGGCTTCCTGGACTGAACCAGTGCCTGTGATAACTGACTGCACAGCAGATGACATTGCAGTGGCGGCTTCGTCTGCGATAAAGCCATACTTATCCATTAACTGGTTTTGGCGCAATTCCGCCTGCTCTACTTGATCTAAAACTGGCAAAAGATCTTCAAGTTTTTGTCTGCGTTCTTCTAAACCTTTTATGTTGTCCGCAATCATTTCATTGCTAGGGTCTGCTTCTAGCTGTTTGTTTAAAATACTTACCTGAGTATCTATGTCCCTGTATAAGTCTTCTGTTCGACGAAGTTGTTCGATTCTAAGGTTTAACATGTCTGAATCATCGCCTCCAAATGGCGAAGCAATCCTGCGTTCCACGTCCGCAATATTGCGCGTAAAGCCCCGCGTGATACCGGAAGTCTCTTCTGTTTGCTGCAAAGCGTTAATCTCTTTTTGTACCTTAAGCTGCTCTTTTTGCTGTCGTACTTGTTGTAGTTGAGTAAAGTATATGCGTTCAATAGTGTCGTATTGTGTGTTATATGTGTTAAACAAGTGTTCTGCTTCTTCCTGAGATTTTGCTTGTGAAGCTCGCTGCTTGTACTGAATATCTAATATTAGAGTTTTTAGTTTGACCTCGTATTCCAAAGCTTTTTCGCTTTCGTCTAGGAACGCTTTTTCCCCTTCAAATACACGGGTGCTTTGTAACCCAGCTCTACTGCCTGCAATCAAAGATTGCATACTGCCGACTTGGGCCGAGCTAATGCCTCTGTTTCGTGCGTCTAACTCGCGTTGTATTCTCTTTGCTTCTGCTGCTGCCTTACGCTCTGCGGCCTGATTTTCACGTTCTAGCTGCTTAATTTGATTCTCTTTGGCTTTGGTTATAGAGTTCTCTAAAGCTAGTTTTTTGCGAGTATTTTCTACACCTGCTTCTTCAAGAAGAAGCGTTGCTTGAGCTTCAGTTAACTGTTTTTCATCTAACTTAAGCAAAATAGCTTCTGACTGTTTTTGAAAATCTAAGGATATTATTTCTTTTTCTGCTTTTTGTACCCTTTGGTCTAAAAGATTGTTTCTTGCTTCTTCAATAGTAAGATTTTCTTGAGCAATCTGTAGGTCAATGCGACTGCCTGTTGCAGACTGTAGTTTAGCGTCCGCAGCTTTTTTTGCCTCCTGTTCTTTTTGGCGTACAACATCAGCTATTTTTTGCTCAAGTTCAAACTCGTTAATTTTACGTTTTAGAAATTCGTTTTGAGCTTTTTTTATAGCTGGATCAGTACTAAATTCAGTGACTCCACGTTTTACTAATCTTGTAGTTTCAACTCTGCCTGAAATCGCCTTTGTAACACTTGTCAAAAATGGCGCAATAGATGCAGATAGACCTGTAAAAGCTTTACTAAGCTGGTTCGACAGTTCGGTGTTTGCATCCCCATACTGCTCTAGGGCCTGCACGCCATCTTGACCCACGATTACAGCTAGCTGCTGAGACGCCAGCTCTAAAGCTTTTTCAGATCCGAGAAAAGACTTCAGCGATTTAATCAGCTTCCCATTTTCTGTACCAGCCAGCCCTGCAGCGTCTGCTAAAGCACCGATATCCGCGGTTAGCGGGCTTAAGGCTTTGCCAAGGTCCCCGGTTTTAGCAATTAAGGTATCAACTGCGGTTCCAATTGCTGTGCCAACAAGTGACAGGCCGAAACCAAACTGCCCGCCCAGCAAACCGCCGCCTGCACCACCTGCCGCACCACCGACTGCAGCACCGATTCCTTGGCCGAAGAGTAGTGGAAACGCTCCACCGATAATTGCGTTGCTTGCGGCACCCTGTAATTTTTTATTTCGGGCTGTGCGCTGTTTAGCGGCAGGACTACCTGGGATGTTTGCCGCGCCACCAACCGGGCTGGTCTGGCCTCGCAGATTGCTCGCTTCTATTAAACGTCGATCAAAATCTTCAAGTTGTTTTTTATTAAGGTTTTCTGTTAAGGTATTTATTTCATTTCTTTTGCTTTTTTCTACGTCAAGCCGTTTTAGTAATGTATCAAACTCGGCGTTGTCCGCTTCTACACGCTGTCGTATTAGACTGTTTTCAAACCGTTTTTCAATATTAAATAGTTCCGTTTGAAATGCTTTTTGTGCTTGAAATTCTTTTTGGTTAGCTTGGCTTTTTAGTGCGGCCTCCCTTGCAAGCTGTTCTGCGCGTCCAGTGCGCTCCTGAGGAGAAATAGGCCCTATAGGGCTTAGGTACTGCGTAGTACGTGCTGATCTAGCTGGTAAAGGAGAAGATAAAGCTGTGCTAGAAGCTGCACCTGGGCCTATAGGGCCTGGGAACTGCGAACCGCCTGTGAAGGCACCCCGCATATAGGCGCCTGACATTGTGGTGGCAGCGCCCCGTTGTGTGGGGGCAG